CAAAGAAAGACTGGAATAAGTATCGGGTACTACACGATCCAATGCTTGACCCCAAAGTTTATCAATTGTAGACAACTTTGGAAAGTCAATGGGATTATTTGTGTTTGAATAATGTGTCATTCTTCAACTCCGAAATGTTGTTTTACAGATTGTTTGATGTGTTCAATAACTGCCTTGTCCCTGTCGGTTTGGAATACCTCTGTATGTGCGTCGGTGATGTCCAACATTTGACGAACAATCAACTCGGCGAACTTTTCCTTGCTAAAGATTAGTTCTCCATCGTATTCCACAAGACTCTGTGCGGCAAACTTTTCTAACATTGGTATCTTACTCATACATTTCCTAATCCTATACGACTATAACCTAACTTTGATTTAATTTCTTTACGGTCTGCTCTATTTTTCAATGTTCTACCTTGTGTGTATGTTGGGTTTTCTTTAAGAAACTTATCTAATTCATCTGCTTGAAGTTTTACATTATCAACACCATTTGTCGCCCAACGCAACTTTGATGTTGCTGATGCTAAACGCTTCTTATGATCCTCACCTCTATAGTATGGATCATATTTTACAGGCGTAGATAACCTCTTGTTTACTTCATCAATCAACTGTTTTAGACCATTATCAATTCTATTCTTGAGTATCATTTGACTAACACTTAACTGCTCTTTAAGAATTGTTTCAATCTCTTTTCTAAGCAAATACTTGCCTTGCTTATTGTTATCAATACAAAACTGGTATACAGCATCAACGATCATTTCTTTGGTAATATTAGGCTTTGCGTTGCCATTGTTCATACCGACAGCATTATAAGATTTTAACTTACGATGTTCTTTCATCTTTTCTTCTGTGTATTTTTCAAGAGTATTGCCACCATCTCCGCCACGAGTCATATTGTAACCATTCTTGAAAGTATCTAACTTTTCAACAAATGTTTCTTCTAACTTCTTGGCTTCGTTTTTATCATATAATTCGGCTAAGACCTCTGAAACGATATTTTCAGACCCATACTTGTTGATAGCACGATGGAAATGTCTATCACTTCCTTCTAGTGCGTCTCCAATATGATCCTGTAATCGTTCTTCCATCGTTTTACCTGTATATCCTATGTATTTCTTACCATTTAGTGTATGACAATAGACAATGTATTTCTTCATAAAAGTATTTCCTATACTCTTATTTATACTTGAAATACTATTACCTACTATTTTATCTTCCTGATGTTGACAATATCGTTTGATTTTGTTTTCATAAACTCATCTACATTGGACTTTTTAACTCTAATCAACTTGCGTTCAGGATTCATTCGCTTGAAACTTTTGGTGGGCAAAAGGATCTCGCAACATAAATTACTCTGGTAAATTGTATGATACTCAGGATCAAACGGACCTTGGTTCATGACATTATCTATGAATACCAAATAGATACGTCCCGTGTCAGTTCTTTCTTTTAATATGCCGCCCTTGAATACATCTTCTGCATTCATAGTCTTTTTACGCAAATCCTTACGTTTTTCATATTTGACGTAAAGTTCTTCAAACTTGTCAGAGTTTGAATAGAATGCTTCGTATAAATCTGGAACTTCGTTAGGATCGAAAAAAGTTATGTTTTCTTTGTTTTTGAATCGTCTCCAGAAGAAAGCACTAAGCACAACCCCATAATCCATATGACGGACTCGGGTTTCTTCGGTTCCTTGATTGTTTTTAAGTACAATAAGATCATCAAACTGATGATGCCAAATGGGATAAAATACTGTAGCACTTGCATTACGAATGCCTCCTTGTGAACAACTGCGCAGATCACCGAACCATTTCTTTAAGAACGGAATCATGCCGGTGTGCATAATCTCGCCACCACGAATAGGACTACCTAATGGTCGTAGTCTACCAATCTCTAAGCCAATGCCAGCACGTTTGCTAGCATATTTGGCCATCATCTCACCACTAGCAAAAATACTATCCAAGTCATCATCACTGCGAATAAGTACGCACGAACTGAATTGTTTAGTAGGGGTACCGAGACCAGCGAGGACAGGAGTAGCAAGAGTAAATAGACCGTCACTGGCTGCATTGTAGTATTCCTTTATATAACGCATTCTTGCGCTGTTTGGCTCTTCTTTGTGGAACACAGTTGCGGCGGCAACCATGTATCTAATCTGAGGAGTTTCATATATCTCTTTTGTTGCTCTATTTTTTACTAGATATTTTTCGATAAGTTGTTCGATGGCGGCATAAGAATACTGTTCATCTTTATCATGCTCTAGCATGTCGTTCATCTTATTCCAATCGTCTTCGCTGTACCACTCTAGTAATTCGTGTGAGTACAATCCAGCCTTTACATTTCTTTGTACGATCTGATAAAGCGGCAAGGGAGTATAAGTTCCATAAACATCTTTACGCAACATACTAAGACGTTGCTTGCCTGCTACATATTGATAATTAGTATGACCGATATCTGGATTGCTTTCTACGTCAATCAAATCTACTATGGCACGTAATGTAATTTCATCTATGGTTCTAGTTGTGATACCATCATAAAAGTGTGGCTGTGCTTTGATTTCAATCATAGACTGACTTACATCTGCAATACCTTTACATATTTTTGCGACCTGTGCTTGCCATTTTTCAACGGCTAAAGGTTCCTGTGCGCCTGAGCGTTTAATAACGTTTAATTTCATTGTTAACCTATCTTCTTATATAGTGGGGAAATATCTAGTGTTCTAGTTATCTTAAAGTTCGTGATGAGATTATTTACTACCGTATCGGGCCAATAATTCAGCACATATTTTGCGTTATCCACTAAGACTAATACCACTTCGTTACTATTATCGTCTATTGCTTCGACAAGTTCAATGTTTTTGGTATCCGACAAGATAAGGGTATAAATCATACCTAATGCTCTACCATAATAACAATATAGATTGTCTGATATCAATTGCCATGGATCAGGCCAATCATTAATATAATCGGTATGCAGATAATGGGTCATCAGAGGTACCCGTTGCCAGAAATTGTCTATTTCAACACATCTCTGATCAATGGGTAATTGAGGGATTTTTTCTCTGAGGGTAGCCCACGCCCTAAGGCGTGTCTCGTAGTCGAGTATAAAAACGTTAGTCACGCTTTTACTTATCGCAGGAAAGAAGTCGGCAGATATTAGAATCTACCGACTGCTACTTCGATTACGCCTGAACTACCTTCAAAGTTTTCTAGTGCTTTACCTAATATAGTACCTGCACGTGCCATGTTGTTTGCGACAGCACGACCGTCTGGGCCACTTACCATTAAGTCACCCTTAGCGACTGGACCGTGTACTTTGACTGGAACACGACCTTGTAGTGCTATAGTAGCGACATGCGCACCTGCACAGTCATTGTTCATAGTATATGCTGGATTAGTTGATACAACTCCTGCTACACGATGTGAATCATGGTCTGTTGATAATGTTACTTCATGAACACCACCAAATACCAATACGGCGCCGGCTTCATAATCTGCGTCAGCAACATATTTTTCTGCCAAGTCAGCGTATGTAGCATTCAATCTAGAACCTGCAGTTAATGACCAGTTACCTGTCATACTACCTGCAGTTGAGTTAGCACCTGTAGTAATGTTAGCATTTGTGATACCACCGCTTACAGTTAGTGATGTCAATGTACCGACTGAAGTGATATTTGGTTGAGCCGCAGTTGTTACAGTACCTGCAGTTGTTGCCGCACCAGTCAATGCACCAACAAATGTTGTTGATGTCACGCTTGACAATCCAGCAACAGTAGTTGTTGTACCACCCAATGTTAGTGTTGTGCTACCTAATGTTAAACTTGCGTTCGCAAGTCTTGCCTGAGCAAGTGTGCCGCTTGAAACGTTGCTTGCGTTTAATGCTGTTAAAGCACTACCATTACCTGTGAATACACCTGTATTAGCAGTAATATTTACGGCAGTTACCGTTCCATTTACACCTAATCCAGTTAATGTACCTACTTAAGTGATGTTGCCCTGCGCGGCTGTTGTTACAGTACCTGCTGTAGTTGCCGCACCACTCAATGCACCAGTAAATGTTGTAGCACTTACGTTACCTGCACTAATATTACCTGTAACTGCTAAACTTGTTAGTGTACCA